AAATGTACTAAAATATCTAACCCCTTTAGCTCAAAAAGAGTGTAAAGTATATGATTGTACTTGTAATGATGGAACTTCTCAGAGTGATATATTGAATAAAATTATAGCTAAGTGTAATTCATATAACTCAGATTTAAATGTAAGTGTTCATTTTAATTCAGGTGGAGGTAGAGGTGTAGAAGTTCTAGTATATAATTTAAATGACAAAGAAACCGTTGAAATAGCTTCAAGAATTTGTGAGAAGATAACAAAAACTTACCATGCCAAAGGGGATAAAGCTTTTAAAAACAGAGGTGTCAAAGAAAAGAAAACTCTAGCATTTTTAAGAAGAACAAAAGCAAAATCACTTTTAGTTGAATGTTGCTTTGTAGACACAGATGATACTAAAAATTATAATGCTAAAGATATGGCTATAGATATTGCCGAAGGAATATTTAATAAATCTATAAATCAAACACAGGAAGAAAAAATGAAATATACAATAGTTTATGAAGGAGAAGTTGATAAAGCTATAGCTAATGTAATGGCCATAAATTATAAATCTGATGAAGTCTATGTATGTGAGTTAAAAAATTATGTAGCTGGACATTGTCAAAATCTTTATGTAATAGGCTCAGCCAGTGACAAAATTAAGACCAGTGAAAGATTCACTAAGTTACAAGGTGACGACAGATGGGCTACACTTCATAAAGTATTAGATTTTATAGGGAAGTAGGAGGTATTAAAATTGAATATATTAGATAAACCGACTGCAACATTAGAACAGGTCTTTGCATATTTAGATACATTAAATAATAACTCTAATCCACCACACTATTTATGTAAGGCTATAGTACCAATAATATACAAAGAAGCAGAGAAAAAAGGTGTAAATCCAGTTATTGCAATTGCCCAAGCATTTGTAGAAACTGGATATTTTAATTTTGGTAGAGTTTTAAATCCTTCATATTGCAATGTATGTGGGCTTAAAGGGAATAAAGGTGGTGGAGATTTAGACCCATCAGCTCATACAAGGTTTAGTTGTTGGGAAGATGGAGTGTCAGCATTTATAGACCATCTAGCTTTATATGCTGGCGCTGAAGGTTATCCAAAATATAGTGAATTAGTTGGTAAAGTTGAATATAAAGTAAATGGAACTACATTAGACCCTAGACATTTTCCATATTTACATGGAGAAGCTAAAACAGTAGAAAGTTTATCAGGCAAATGGTGTCCAGATATGAATTATGGCCAAAACATAATAAATATATGTAATAAGATAAGTTCAATGAAGGTAGAAAACAATGATGTAAAATTAGAGCAAATAAAAACTAAAGTAAAAGAATTAAATGAGATTCTTGGATAGGAGGAAATCACATGGATATAATGCAATTTATACCTGAAAATTTAATAATGTTAATAGGTGGGCTTTACATATTAGGAACATTTATAAAAGAATCTAATATTAAAAATAAATACATACCTTTTATATTATTAGTTATAGCAATGATAAGCAGTTGTTTGTTTATGAAAGAGCTGTCAATAGAAGCTGTTTTTGAAGGTATTTTATGTTGGGGAGCATCTATAGGAATAAATCAAATACAAGTACAGAACAGAAAGGAAAAGTAGATGTTATCTAAAGAAATGGTTGAATTATTAAGTCAGTATGGGTATACAGCCATACTTTTAATGGTATTGATGTTATGGCTTGGAAAATATTTAGAGAAAAATAGACAACTAGAACAAGATGATAGAAAAAAGGAAAGAGCTTATTTTTCAAGAGAAATTAAAGAGCAGAGAACTTTATTTGGTAATACAATAGATAAGTTTGATGATAAATTAGATAAATTTGCTGAAGCATTAAATACTAATAACAGTAGACTTGAAAGAGTTGAAACAGACATAACAAAAATTAAAGATAAATTAGAGACTAGAGATTAATTTCTCTAGTCTTTTTTATAAGGAAGTGAAATATTTGGCAAAACAACGCAGTAAAAGAATAAGCATAAATGGAGAACCAAATCCAGAAAATATTAAATTATGGAAGCAATACAAAAGAGCAAAACAAATAGCTGGGAAAAGTGAAAAAACAATATATAATTATGAATGTGATATAATGCAATTTTTTAAGTTTTTAAATATAGAATGTTTTGATGCATTACTAACTGATATAAATGAAGAAGAAATAGAAGCTTATATAGGTTATTGTATGGAACAGGGAAATAATGAAAAAAGAATTAGACGTAGAATAAGTTCAATTTCATCATTGCTATCATTTTTAAAGAAGAAGAGGAAAATTACTGACAACTGGTGTGAAATGATAGAAAGACCAGGAACAGGCGAAGAAGTTCAGAAAAGAACTTTTTTAACTGAAGAACAGTTAAGCAAATTAAAAGAAAAGCTTTCAGAGCAAGACAATTTACAGTTAGAAGTTTATATAAATTTAGGATTGGCTACAATGGCTAGAAGTAATGAGATAAGTCAATTTAGATGGGACAATATAGATTTAGATAATAGATGGATTCATGGTATTACAGCCAAAGGTGGAGTTTCAAGAGATTTTAGATTTTCAGAAGAAGTACAGCATCTATTAATAGAATGGAAGGATTATCTATCTCAAAATAATATAGATTATCCGTATATATTCTTTACAAGATATGGAGGAAAATACAATCAAGTCAATTCAAATGTCTTAAGTTCATGGGTTAAAAAAGCTTTCAGGTTAATTGGTATAGAAGGTGGATATAATCATGACCTTAGACATAGTATGTCTAATCTTTTAAAAGACAGAGGAGTTCCAATAACTACAGTTTCAAAATTGCTTGGCCACAGTGGGGTTGATGTAACTATAAATCACTACACAATAGAAAATAAAAATAAATTAGCTGAGGAATATGATAAGTTTATGTAAATTGAAAGGAAGTGGTATCATGGCATGTAAAGGTCGTAAAAAAGGTAAGAAAAAGAGATAGATAAATAATAAAGCCCTCTAGGGATTGCTCTTAATTGAGTTTTCTTTAGAGGGCTTTATTTTTTTTGTCTACAATAGCTTCTTATTAAATATATACATACTTATATAACATATATTTAATAATATTATATGTTATATAAGTATATTTTTAACATGTATAACATATCATTAAGATAAATAAACTAATATAATCTAATAAGGAATGATAAAAATGTTAGAAGATGAAATATATAATGTAATTGGTAAAAGAATAAGAAATTATAGAAGAAAAGCAGGGTATAATCAAAATACATTAGCAAAGAAGGCTGGTTTGTTTCCTGCTTATATTGGTCAAATTGAAAGAGGTGAAAGTAAAGCATCACTTCGTTCAATTTTTAAAATTGCAAATGCATTAGAGATACCTTTGGAAGTTTTATTTGAAAATATTATACAGAATGAAAATGATGTTGAAACTCTTTCGTCTGAAGCCTATGAGTTAATTGATAGTTTAACAGTAAAAGAACAAAAAGCGATAATTAGATTGATAAAAGAAATAATTGAGTATCGAAAATTTGAAGAATAAAAATTTAATAAAGAAGATGTCTTAAGATTGAGACATCTTCTTTTATTATATGTTAATATATACTTATAACATATATTTTATTATTTTAATGTCTATATATATTGATATTTTAATTGTAGAAAGGAATGTACATATCCATGCAAAAAATACCACAAGCTGAATTAAAAGTTATGAAATTCATATGGAATAAGAATGATATAGTAACATCAAAAGAAGTTATGGAAGCTATGGAATTAGAATATAACTGGAAGGCGACAACTACACTAACTCTTCTTTCAAGACTCACTATTAAACGTTTTTTAGATTCTGAGAGGATAAAAAGAATTACACATTATACAATACTTATTACAAAAGAAGAATATAAAATATTTGAAACAAAGATATTTTTAGAAGAAGTACATTCTAATTCTATAGAAAGCTTAATTAGTTCTTTAGAGGATTGTTATAAGAATGAATAAAGAAGTGAACTTTTATTATATACAAGAAGTTTTCGTAACGATATAATTAATACAATTTATTCTTATATATATAATAAAATATACATAGAAAGTTGACAACTAAAATAATATACACTACCATTCATAGTATAAAAGGATAGGAGGGTTTTACAATATGAAATTCAAAAGAAAAGTATTAACGCTAGGGATAATAGCCTCTATTATTATGTCTAATACATTATTAGTTTCAGCTCGAGAACTAGAATTTAGACGTCCAGCTCATAGAATACAAGGAGCAAATAAGTATGAAACAGCAGGTTTGATAGCAGACAGAAGAAAATACACCCAAGCAATAATTATAAACACAGATAAAAGTATTGCAGATGGGTTGAGTGCTAGTGGTTTAGCTGGGGCTTCTAATTCGCCAATATTACTTACTAAACAAAATTCTATACCAAATTCTACTCTTAAAAGATTAGATAAATTTAAAAAAATTTATCTAATAGGTGGAGTTAATTCTATAAGTAAGAACGTAGAAAACATACTAAAAAACAAAAAAATAAAGGTTATTAGGATAGAAGGAAAAGACAGAATAGACACAAGTTATAATGTTGCAAAAGAGATAAGTAATCTAAAAAAGGTTGACGAAGTATATCTTACAAATGCTTACCAAGGAGAAGCTGATTCTATAAGTATATCTCCAGTTGCTGCTAAATATAAAAATCCAGTTATATTAACAAATGGAAAGAATATACCATTTAAAACAGATGGGGTAAAAACATATGCTATTGGAGGAACAGCATCAATAAACGACTCTTTAGTGAACAGTACGAAAGCAACTAGAATTGGTGGTGTTGACAGACTTGACACTAATGAAAAAATAATTAAGCATTTTTATAAAGATGAATTAAAACATCCAAATCAAATATGTATTGTAAGTTCTGATAATTTAATAGATGCACTATTATCTTCTACAATACACAAAGAATATCCTGTATTTTTAGTAAATGAAACTAATGACAAATCATTAGTTACTAGTGCTAATTTCCCAATAATAATAGGTGATATAAAAAATGAAATTTTAGACCAATGCCTAACTCCAGATTATATGCTAATTGGTAATACTAAAAGAAGTGACATTTCAAAAGCTTTAGATGCTATATATAAAGCAAAAGGTTCAAAATCACATGAATATTGTTATACATATAATTATGGTAACTCAAGATATAAAAAAGCTGAAAATATAGATTTTCCGCATTATGAATTTCAAATAATCAGTGTTAAAAATGTTAAGCAAGATGAATCTAGCACTGATAGTTCTAATACTTATACTGATAAGGAAGATAGCATTAAAACAGTAGGCACTCTAATTGTAAATTCTGAAACATTAGAAGTATATGAGTATAGTTTTGATACACAAAAGTTGACTAAAATATAATCAATTATAAAATAAGACTCTTTAGTTAATATCGAAAAGAGTCTTATTTTTGTATGTTAGAGTTGATTAAAGGAATTATATTAAAAACTAGAATTTTAATTACTCTTTAAATAGATTTTTAAGGAATAGTATACAGTATATATTAATCTACTATAGCTACTCTTTTTCATATTATGTAATTAGAAATAAGTTATTTTGTGCATTACGATTTATTATATTTAATGATATAATAAGATTAAGTATGACAATGTTGAAAGGAATGATATTATGAAAGAACATGAATTAGAGATAAATATCTCAATACCAATTTCTCTAGTTATTCTTTATTTAGCTATAGTCTCTATAGTAATGCTAGGTATGTCATCTTTAAATAATTTTACTAATATATCATCTATACCTGTAAATGCTTTAGGTTCAACAGTTGGATTTGTGATGTTCCAACTTTTAGTTAGTTTTTTTAAAAATAGAAAATCTATAGATTAAAATATTATTTACATTAAATTTTGTTTTAATATTTTTAATTTGTGGTATAATAAAAGCAAGGAAACATATTTTACTTAACTTTAGAGTGATGTTTCCAAACTAAATTAGTTTATTTGGATTTTCTTTTGAACTTAATATTAAGTTCCCAGCCACTCTTAGTCGCGTTTGAGTGGCACTTTAATTTATCGTAGATATAACTAGCTATAACACCAGCTATAATACTCATCATTAGATTTTCCATAGTTTTCCACCTCCTTTCATAAGAAAGTGAGAAAATTTCTATGGAAACACCACTCATAGCTTTTTCAAATATTTATTCCTTGCTATGTTTATTATATCATAAATATTGGAAATATAAAATTTCAAATATCAGCTAAAATCCGACGCTCTATATGCCATTCTAAAGCCTTATAAAAACTTCCCTTTATGTTTATACCTTTAATTTTTATTATTAATTAGCCTTAAATAAGTTTTCAGATATTCTATCAGAAGCTTCTTTATCCATTTCTTTAAGTACATGAGAATATACATTAAGAGTAGTATTAATATTTGAATGTCCTACCCTTTCAGATATAACCTTAATTGGTACTTTAGAATTTATAAGTAAAGTAACATGTGAATGTCTTAAGTCATGGAATCTGATATGTGGTAAATCATTATTCTCTAAGAATTTTCTAAATTTCTTACTCATAACATCTTCAGCGATTGGATTCCCTTTTCTATCGAAAAATAATAAGTTATACTCATTCCTAATAATACTTCTTAATAATTTCTTATTCTGTTCTAACTTATAATCTTTTAATAAATTCATAAGCTCTATTGGTGCGAATATTTTTCTAATTGAGCTTTCAGTTTTAGGTTCTTTAAGTATAACAGAACCATCCAATCTACTAGTTATCTTACTTACTGTTATTGTATTTTCTTCAAAATCAATATTATCCCAAGTCAATCCTAAGACTTCTGAAAGTCTCAATCCTAGCCCTGTAGCCAAACTGATCGGTAATTCCATGTCAGTATTTTTAGCTACTTCTAATAATTTTAGCATCTGTTCTTTATCATAAATTTCATTTTTGAATTTTTTAATTCTAGGACTTTCTATGCCATCTATAATATTTTCTTTTATTAACTTAATTCTATAAGCTCTCTTTATTGCAAGTCTTAACACATTTATATGAACTTTTATTGTTTGAGGATTTAAATTACCAGATAAATCATCTATGTAATTTTGTATATGAATATTTCTTAGCTCTTGTAGACGATATCTGCCAATAGAAGGATTAATATGATTTTTACAAATGCCAATGTAACTTTTATATGTAGATGCTGAAATATTGTCCTTATATTTTTCAAGGAAGTCTAATAGGAATCCAGATAAAGTGATTTCATTTGGGACAAGAAAACTATCTTTATATATACTGTCTTTAACTTCTGCTAATCTTTTATTAGCATCCCTTTTCTTATCAAATGCTCCCATATTTTTTTGTTTTCTTTTCCCTGATTCATCATCTTTAAATTCTAAGTACACTACATAATTTTTATTTCTTTTTCTTATAAAAGCGTTCATGACTATCCCTCCTATCAAAATTCATATACTTATTATACCATATAGACGAGGCAAAAAATAGTCATTTTAGCTGACTTTCAACTGACTTTTTTAATTATTTTATTTATATAATTATTGAAATTACTTAATTATAAAGAAATAAGACATAGAATGCATGATTCTATGTCTTATACTAGCAATTTATTATTTTTTATATTTTGCGTTTTAAGTAATCAAATTCCTGAATAGGATTAATCATAAGCATTTATTTTTACAAAGCCTTAAAATTGAATTTAAGAGGTCGTTTTTTATTTTCTAGTGTATTTACATTTTGGATACTGACTACATCCCAAAAATTCACCATACTGACCTTTTCTTTTAATCAAATGTCCAATTTGACATCTAGGGCACTTATCCTCTTCAGTAATATTTTTTAAATTTCTAACATGTTCTCTAGTATTTTGATTAATGGTTTTCATACAATCAAAAATTTTATCTCTGATAATTTTTATTTCCTCTTTATCAATAGTCATGTCTTTGTATTCACTTATTGTACTTAATATTTCACTTTCATTTATAGCTCTAATATCATTTCCACTTATCATTACATTTTTTAGAGTAGCTTTGTCTGAAAAAACAACTATTGAATATATATTGTATTTATCTCCTATTATATTTTCTATTGCTTTAATATGAGCATAATTTTGTCTTACCGGATTATAGAATGTATTTTTAGTTTTTCCTACAATTTGAGTCCATACTTTATCTTTATCATTTCCGTAAATATATCCACTAAAATTTTTACATTCTATAACAAATATTCCATACATAGAAATCACAATACTATCAATTTGTGTAGTCTTATTTGAGCCTGGTACAATAATGTCTTTAATTATTATGTAATCTTTGCCTAATCTGCTAAGTATAAAATCTAATCTAAGTTCTCCAAGTCCACCTTTTACTTGTATCTTAGTATCCTTAATAATATTATTAACTTCTTTTACAGTTTTACTAACCTCTTCTGACATAAAGACCTTTTCAAATATCTCCTTAAACATCCTCACCATCTACCTTTCGACATATATTTTAATTATAACAGCTATATATGCCTTAAGTGATATAATAAATTTATTATTTAAAATAAAATCAACTACCTATTAAAGTAGTTGATTAATTGCTTTATTCAGTATATGTATATTTTGATATTTCACCTGTATAAATATTGACTAAATATGGTGTATATCCACCTGCATTATGCTCTATACCATTCATATCTACATATGTATTAAATGGACGTACATATATATACATACCATCTTCCATATTTTGAGCTTCTATATGATTTGGTAAAAATCCATGTTCTTTCATAAATAAGTCTCTAACTAAATCCTCAGCATTTTTGAATGAAACCACTTTTTCCATATGTAAATCTTCATATAAAAGTTTATAATCTGACATGTCATTTTTATTTATACATAGACGGTCGGAATGCTCTTGACCAGCAGACACATAACTAAAAACATAATAATAATTACTTCCATTTTTATAATTATCATCAACTAAGTATATTCCATCATATGGTACATTGTCTATATCTCCTACTTCATAACAATTATACCAATCTTTAGCTAATTCTTTAGCTTCTTCAAGTCTAGTTTTTTTAATTACTCCAGTGTTAGAATCTCCTATTCCATTAGTGACATTCAAACATTCTTCTAGTAACTCCTCTGTTATGTCTCCAACTGTTGTAATTTTAGTGGCATTTTTTAATATTGATTTATTACTATTATTATCAACTAAAACAACTGGACTCTTTAAAGATGATGCTAAAAGTGCATTGGTTAAGTTCCTAGAACCAGCTATGTAAAACTCTTTTATACCATTATAAAATTGATTTATTATTTTTTTATTTGTATCAAATCTGTCAGAACCTCCCAATCTTGTTGAATTTGTATTTTTAACTAATGTATCATTCATTGTCGATGTACCTCCAATTGCATATGATTTTACTTCATTAGTTGAAAATGGTATACTTTTTCCATCTGTTAATATTATCGCTGCCTTATCTCTTGCCGCTACAGAAGCTATACTTATTGCGTCTGGCTCTCCTTTATAAGCATTTGTTAGCATTACAGTATTAACTTTTTGTCTAGAATTTATTTCTTTTGCAACATTATAACTAGTTTTTATTCTATCATCTCCATCAATTCTTTTTACATTAAATCCTTTTGACATTAATGTATTCTCTACAGATTTACTTATTGATTTTATCCCACCTATCAAATAAACTGTTTTTACTTTACTTAATCTCTTCATTGTTTCATTTGGTATGCTACTATTTTCAGATAAAAGCAATGGTGCATTTAATGTTCCTGATAAGCCACTAGCACTTAACCCATCTGCTATGGAATCATTTAAATTAACTAGTATTGCAGTATCATAACTTTGCTTATCTGCTATAAGACCTGCTGTTTCATATATTGTAGATACTTCAATCTCATCTACTGAATTAAGTGCATAAGATTGTTTTGGAAAACTAACTATTAGCATTGTTATAACTAACCCTAGTGATAATAATTTTTTTGGTAATTTCATCGTATATCCCCCTCATTTGTTTAAATTAACCTTTACCTAAATAGTAGTACATAAATGCAAAAAAGTCACCTAAATTAATAGATGACTTAATCATTTTATGCTACTTTTCCAATATATTTTTCATTAACAACATAAGTCTTAAACTTATGTACTACCATTATATCCTGCATGTTCTCTAACGTCATTATAACTCTAACACATTTATTCCTAATCTCTTTTGGTAATTCTAAGTCATTTATTAAATTTACATAATCATCATATCTGTACATTTAATACTCCTCCCAAAGTTAGTCTAGGATATATTATAGTACTCTAATTCATTTTTTTCAATAGAAAATCTTAATCCTGTATAGATATTTTCTAAATGATATAATGTCATACATTTGTCATCATAGTAGTAATTATACTTTTCTAGGATTATATACTTATTCATCTATATACCTGTACTTCCAAATCCATTACTTCCTCTTTCGGAGCTGGTTAATTCATCTACAACTTTTAATATGGCTCTTGGGACTTGTTGGAATACTCCTTGAGCTAATTTAGTATGCTTAGGGATTAGAATTTCAAAATCTTCTTCATTATATGTAATTATTTTAATTTCGCCTCTATACCCTGAATCCACTGTGCCTAATCTTACAGTTGGATGCACTATGAAACTTTTTCTAATTTGCTTTTCAGGGTGCATTTTATCATATACAATAACATTGCTTGTAAATAACAGTCCTTTTAAACTTATACCACTCCTAGGTCTAACTTGCATTTCATAACCATATGGAATTTCTAAAGCTATACCTGTAGGTATTGCTACTGTTGACTTAGCTGGAATTACTGTATCTTTCAGTGTATATAAA